GATTACATTGTATGAGCTATATGGTCCTGACTCAGGTAAATTTATCTTAGGTAATCCATCCTCTGCTTTACGATTAGAAATAATACCTATCATACCAATGTGAGAGACACCTATTATCCCTCCTAATCCTAGAGCAATCCATTTAGACCAATCTTTTTTCATTTCCATTACACTCCTTTACAATTTATATGGTGGGTCTTCTTTTGGTGGTTGAGCAGTGATGTTCAATGGTGCTTGTTCAATTCTAATTGTTTGTACAGGTGCTGCTTGAGTTGCTTTCTCAATTAATTTTTCCATGTCTTGTTTGGAAACACCTCCTGCACCATTGCCATTCATTTTCATGGTGCCATCACCTTTCTTAGATGCTGTTTGAATTCCAAAACTAGCTAAAACACCTGTAAAAACTGAGGCAATAAAAGTTGGATCTATTTTTTGTTGAGGTATGCCTGGAATAGCCACGTAATTAAGAGTCAGTATACCTCCTGACCAGACTAATACACCAAGACGTACAAATGTACTAATGATTGCTGCTTGCTCATCCTCATCTGGGAGAATTTTATCTTTTAATTTTCCCAGAGGACCTTTCTCCTCCTTTAAATTTTTCTTTTCTTCTTCAGGCATTATATTACCACAAGGCAAATCTATTTATCAAAAACTAGGTATGCCTATGCTAGTTCCTCCTGCAGCAGCATTTTCCCCACTAATACCTAAATCATTAGCACCAGTTGGTAGACTTGGCAACTCTGGCATAGCAGATTTAAGTGCCCTTCCAACAACCTCTTCTATGATTGAATCCCTTTGTAGGTAAACATATATACCACTGCCAGCAATGGCACCAGATATAATGAAAGACGAAAGAGAGAGTACATTGATTATTTTTTGCATTGTATTATATCAAGTATTCTATTTATTATAATATGCTTTGTAATAACTGACAAGTCCATCACATTTTTTATTTCCTTTTTCTATCCATTCATCCATACACTCATACATGGATAGGTTTGGATAATCTTCTTTGCCAAATTTTCTAAGCAAAATAGTGAGACCCATTTGACGTAGTTTCATATTCTCTTCAGTGTATCTCCAATCACCAGGATATTGAGTCATCTAATTAATCTTCCATCATATAGGACATCATAGTCATGAACAGTGTGGTTGTCATTACCACACCAACTACCATGATAAAAGTCATTTGAAATGTTTGTGTTAAGTTAATCATATTAAACCCAAGAGACCAGCAGTGGTTCCCACAGCCACAAAAAAACCAAATTCTAAAAGATCTCTAGAACCTGGTGGAATAGAATTTAAAAGGACTGCTAGTGGAATCATTTTATGTGTAGATTAAATTTAGTAAATCAGGACTAATAAAGAAATATGCACCAATAAGTGAGATAAAAATAAGGTGTTGCATTGCTCTAGGTAAAAATACTCTCTTAGTATATAGGTATTTTTACTCTCTGTCAAGCACCTGATGGTGCATATGCTGGTTGCATTTGAGACTGTTTGACTCTTATGCCCTTGCCACCATCATCATCGTCATCATCATCATTAACAATTCTAAGAAAAAATTCCACTAGTAAGAGAATGGTCATTGGATAAAATATCCATGCTATAGCCTTCCATGCTGGAAAAGAATCTGTTGTTAATTGAAGAGTGTCCATTTATTGATATTTACGAATAAATATTTAGTTTTGTTAACTTTTAGACTAAGAAATTAATCCTGTAATAATTGAAGCTGTTGCACCAGAAACTACTAGAAAAGGCAAATTGATTGCCACTAGTAGTTTCAATAAATCAGATTTTCTGATTGTGAACAACTTGCAAGACATTACAGTATACCTGGAATAATTTGACCTGTGGTAAGATAAGCACCCATACCAGCAACAAAACCAATCATTGCCATCCAACCATTAAATTTTTCTGCTTCAGGTGTCATTATACAAAACCAGGGATAAGTTGACCAGTGAGTGAGTATGAAGTGAGTGCTGCTACACATCCAAAGATTGCTGCAATACCATTCCATTTTTCAGCAATAGAAAAATCTACTGCGTCTTCTCTTTTTGTTTTTGTTGTTTGTTTTGCCATTATACAATACCAGGAACGATGTTACCAGTGAAAGCATATGATGCACAGATAAAGATGAATCCCATCATTGCTGCACGTCCTTGTGCTTTTAAAAAGATGTTTTTATTAGACATTAGAATATACCAGGGATGATGTTGCCAGTGAAAGCGTAGGAGCCAAGAGCAGCAATGATACCAACCATTGCCCAACGACCATTTTGGAGTTCTGCATTTTCATTCATTGTTCTTTGAAGATAGGTTTAAAAGAAAGGGGGTATGATCCAACCAAATAGACCATAGTTAATTGTCATGCAAATTAGACCAGCCATGGCAAGACGTCCATTAAGTCTCTCTGCATATCGCCAATAGGGATGTGATGTATCCATTAAAAAATACCTGGAATAATTTGACCTGTTGTTACATAAGCACCAATGGCAGCTACGAATCCAATCATTGCCCATCTAGAATTTGTGAGCTCTGCATTTGATGCATAACCTTTATACTCTTGACTCTCATCTATCCATGGTTCTGGACTAGCTGCAAACATATTTTGTTTTCCATACTCAGTAGTAACATATTTTGATGTAGATGAGGTCATTGAAGTTTTATTAAGTAACATTACATAATTATATAGCAAACATAAAATTTGTAAAGAAACTTTACATTAGTGATAACCCAACAATAAAAAGAGGGTCTAATGACCCTCATCAGTGTGCCTTATATAAACTCATGTTAGTACTCCTAATAGGATGGGTTTTCATTACTCTCTACCCACTCTGCATTGTTTTTACAGTATGCGTCTGCATCTATCTGCATCCTCCAATGAGTAACAGTGTGAAGTGTTTGTATCATTACAACCATAGACATAAGCATCACTGGACCTATCCAGAGTGGATGCATTAATATATCCTCTGTTTTTTTCATAGCAATATTATAGCATAAAAAAAGACCCCTGTGAAGGGGTCTTGATCCATCTCGAACTCCTGATTATTTATCAGAATACGAACTTAACACCAGCTTTACCACCCCAGTTGATTACATCATCACCAGTAGAGTCTTCAGCAGAGATGCCTGAGATCTCACCATATAGTGAAGTAGCATCAGATACTGCAAAAGAAGCACCTATCTTACCAGATAGATCTGTTTCTGTATCATCTGTTGAATCAGTATGAGTGAAAGCAGGACCACCTTGTACATAATAAGCAATTCCACCCTCTGCACCTGCAACTCCTTCATAACCAAAGTGAACATCAGTTGTTGCACCTGAATAATCTCCATCAGGATATGAAGCATTTGCTTCTACATTCACATAAGGACCAGCAAAAGCAGCTCCAGCGAATAGGAAAGGTGATGCAGCTAGTGCTGCGATTGTTGATTTAATAGACATGATTGTTTATAGTATCTCGCATGAGCATAAAAAATACCCTTGCGGATGATAGTTTTCTCGACATAGAAAACTGTTTACATCTACACAGGGGTACGATCTTTCTGATCCCTTTGTATAATATTTATTTATATTAACATAGAATTGTATTACTGTCAAGTGGGTTGTGACTGTGTGGCTTCTGTCACACGTCCTCTGTAAGGATCAAACTCTGTAATGGTCTCCACACTCATCTGTGCTCCTTGTTGATCCCAGAAATTTCTTATACCATCATGACTTCCCTTATGAAAGAAATCTATGTGCTCTGGATGAATAGAGGAACCCAACTCCAATCTATACAAAAGAAGAGGACATGCATATGTAATACCTGAATTGTATATCAAATCATCTGCCACTGGTCTAGGTTTGACACCCTGATCTAACTTATATTTGTTTCCTCTACAATGAAACTTAACTAACTTCTCTGCATGATGCCTTGTAATAACATAACAAGCAGTAGAAAATTCATTTACAAACCTAGTATGAATAGGGACTACTATATCACCTGTGCATATGATAGCAATTTGTATCACATCCCATGCATAGGGAACTCTAGCAATAAAATCTTGCCATGTGAAATTCCAATTCCTTGCAAGACTTAGATCACAATCATCCTCCATCATGATAGCATAAGGACTATCAGATGTATCTAACCAATGTTTAATAGCTTTAAGGTGAGAAGTCACACATCCTATCTCACCAGATGTCATCATGTCTGGATACTTTCCTTTAACAATATCACTTAGATCATCATCTCTACCATCATATGCAGACACACGTTCATAATCTGTTAGTTGCCAATACTTAAATTGATCCTCCATGTAATGCCAACGCTCTGGTTGACCATCTAAATTGATACAATAGATGGGTCCAAAGTTATTTAATTTGTAAGCACCCTTATTTTTTTCAGTTAAATCCATTAGTATCTCAGGTAAGTTACATTATCAAATACAAAGATTCCTTTAGTCTTCTGTCTTACATACTCTACATCATCCATCAAACAATAAACACTTAAGTCATTATTATACTGGTTTTTGATAGCAGATGCAAGATGGTTCTGTCCACTGTGCAATGATACCACACCAAAAGAAGAATACATAAGATCAACATAAGTGAAGATATCTTCTATCAATATTGTATTGTCAACATCAGGTTCTATTATAGTAGCATCTTTAATCTTATTGGTAAACTCTACCCCAAAAAATTTCATGTCATTGTGAATTTTTTTGATTGTATCATACAACTCTAATATCTGCTCACTATCATATGTTATGGAGATAGAAGACAAATCAACTAACAAAGTGTCATCAAAACCATGTATCTTTTTTGGTTCATAATATATCTTAGGATATCTATTGGTTGGTTCTAAACCATGCAGTGCCTCCCAATTCATTATACAATCACTTATGAGGGTCTTATGACCTATCTCAGGAGTGTCTCCAGCAGTCCATGTGCCATCCTTAACACCCTTGATATAAGGATTACAACCCCATACAAGGTCATAGATCTCTTGGTTCCTGAAGGATGCTTTAGACCATATGTAAGTGTCTCTACCTTGTTGTTTATGAAACTCCTCTGGTAGTGTAGAGAACTGTAGATTGTCACCCAACCCTCCATGAAAGGCTGAAAGAATTACATCATCCATCTATATACTTTTCCCAATCAATTGTTGGTGAGTGTAACAGATCACAGTGTGTGGAGTAACCTGGCATGGGAGTGATCAGTCTCCTACCATGTCTTCCTAGTTCCACAAACTTAGCATGATCCATTGAGATACCATCAGGAGATGCTGCACTAAAGTGTTTATGCAAGTGCATATCCTGTTTGAGTGATCCCAACTTACCTGCATAGGTATTACAGGTAGAGGGAACTGTTCTCCAATGGCATGAGTTAGTAAAGAATATCTTAGATACTAAGTCATCATAGCCAGCATCAATATACTTATCCAGATGATCATATAATGATACGTAGTGAGTTGGAAGGCTAAAGGCTTCAATAAGGACTTCACACCAGTTCTCCCTGTGTAAGTAGTCATCTTCTATAAAGTAAATGATTGTGTCATCATCATAACCTCGACTCTCAACAATTTCAAGTGTTCTTAAGAAACTACCTGCTTCATTACCTTCATTGATAATTTCCACATCAGCAGGTTTTTCTAGTACCAAATGAGCAACATCACTAATAGAGCCAAAGTGTTCATCATATACTATATTTATTTTTGCCAACTCAGGATTGATAGTTCTTTTAAGATTCTCTAATATCTTTCCTTTATTAAACCAAGGTGGTCTTTTCCTATTAGGAAGGGATGCGTTGGGAGACGAATAACAATGTCTCAAGAATACTTCAATTTTCATTTCCAATAATCGTAGATGTTTTTAGTTACCTCATAAGGCATGTCTTTAACCTTTCTGTTGGGTTGCTTAACAGCCCACCCAAACATACTATCAATCAATGGTTCAAGTTCTGTTCCATCCTTAAATT